CTACAAGCACTTCTAATACTAGCAACATTGGTTTATACAGTAATTAAAACATTACAACTTGTAGAAAAATTTAATAAAAAATAATATGGCAAGATTATTCGAATATTTAGCACAAAAGATTAGAAATTTCAATAGTTGGTTTGCAACTAATTGGAATAATATCATCAGAAAACTATTAATCAAAAATTAATTATATTTGTAGTATAAAAATTATAAGCTATGGCAAGTACGATATTCAACGGAACAAATTTATTATTAAAAGTAATTACTGATGGTGGAACATTAGCAACAATAGGACATACCACGTCGTGTTCTGTATCTTTTTCAAACGATATGGCAGATGCCACTACAAAAGATTCTTCAGGATATTCTGAAGTTATTCCTGCGGTTAGAAGTGCAGAAATATCTTTTGATGGTTTAGTTGATTATACTGATACTGCAGGTGGTGATGAATTAGCGGGATATTTATTAGCTAGAACGAAAGTAGATTTCTCATTTGGAACTGCTGCAACTGGCGATACTGTTTATACAGGAGAAGGATATATTTCTTCTTGTGAAATATCAGGTGCAATGGAAGAAGCAGTTACTTACTCAGGAACTATCACGGTTACAGGGGCTATAGTAACGAGTGTTAATTAACATATAACATTAAAAACTTGATTTATTATGTGCAATTGCTATATTTGTTATTGTAAACAATTTTAAATGACAAAACAAAGAGGATATTACACACTTGAAATAGGTAGTAAAAAAAGAACTCTCCATTTTAGTATGAACTTTTGGGCAAATTTTACAGATATGCTCAATATATCATTAGCTGAAATCGGAGATGTTTTTTCTAATGGAATTTCAATAAAAGGTTTACGAACATTAATTTACAGTGGTCTATTAGCTTACGACCAAGAAAATAAAAAAGAAATAGATTATGATGAGTTTGATATTGGTAATTGGTTGGAGGATATTGAAGCAACAGAAATCGAAAAAATCGTTGTTGCAATGACCGAATCTAAAATATTAGGTAATTCTTTAAACGGAGGTTTAGAAAGAAATCCTAAAGATTCAAAAAAAAAATAGCTGACAAACTTTCTTGGGATGATATAACTGATTTTTATATTGGTTATGTTGGGGTGAATCCAAATGAATTTTGGTATAATACTTTTAAAGAAAATATCCTTATTTCTGAATCATTTTTTATTAAAAACAATTTAGAGTGGGAGCACACGCGTTTTGTTGCCTCAATGATACATAATGTCAACTGCTCAAAGAAAATCCAAATGGTGAAGCCTGAAGACCTTATAGAGCTACCTCAAGATAAAGTTAAAAAATTACAACCAAAAACAACGAAAGAAGAATTTGAAAGTTATGCTAAACTAGTTAATAGTAAGTTGAATAAAAAATAGTTATTTTTGTACTATGGCAGAATCAAATTTTCCACTAAAAGTCAATTTAATAGGTAATGCAACATCACTAAATACTGCATTAACTGGTGCTTCCGCAAGATTAAGACAATTTTCAGCAAGAGCAAAAACTTTAGGAAGTTCATTAACAACAAGTTTAACTTTACCATTAGCTTTAATTGGTGGTGCTTCTGTAAAAATGGCATTGGACTTTGATAAGTCAATGACTAAAATAAAAACATTAGTAGGTGTTGCGAGTGATGAAGTAGATGCAATGGGTGGTGCAGTTAAAAGGTTAGCAGTTGATACAGGTGTTAATGCTAATGATGCTGCAGATGCATTGTTCTTTATTACTTCAGCAGGTTTACGAGGTGCTGATGCTATGGCAGTTTTAGAAGCATCATCTAAAGCTAGTGCAATTGGTCTTGGAGAAGTTAAGACAGTAGCAGATGCAGTTACTAGTGCAGTAAATGCTTATGGAAAGGAAAACCTTAGTGCTGAAAGTGCAACAGATGTTTTAACTGCTGCAGTTCGTGAGGGTAAATTAGAAGCAGATAGTTTAGCACAATCTATGGGTAAAGTATTACCTGTATCATCTCAATTAGGTGTAGGTTTTGAAGAAGTCGGTGCAGCTTTAGCAGCAATGTCAAGAACAGGTACAGATGCAGCAATGGCTACAACTTCCCTAAGAGGTATTTTATCAGCACTATTAAATCCATCTTCACAAGCTGAGGAAGAATTACATAATTTTAATTTATCAGCACAAGGATTAAGAGAACAATTAAAAGAGGAAGGTTTATTATCTGTACTAAAAACTTTAACAGAAAGATTTGGTGATAATCAAGAAGCAGCAGGTAAAGTATTTGGTAATGTTAGAGCATTAACAGGTGTTTTAGATTTAATGGGTAACAATGTCGGTACGACTGAACAAATTTTTGCTCGTATGTCAGACACAACAGGAACTTTAAATACTGCATTTACAGAATTAGAAGATGAATTAAGTTTTAAATTTAAAAAATCATTAGAAGCAGTTAGAACTTCTTTTACAGAATTAGGTAAAACTTTAGCAATTGCAATTTTACCTGCTATACAAAAACTCAGTGGATTTTTAACCACTACAATAAACAAATTTAACAATTTAGATACCTCAACACAAAATCTTATTTTAACATTAGTAGGAATTACTGCAGCACTTGGTCCTGCTATATTAGTTATTTCAGGCTTAGCATCAGCATTTGCTTTATTAGCATCACCTGTTGTTTTAGTTTCAGCAGCAGTAGTTGCATTAGTATTAGCTTTTGAACACGTACAAACTAATATACAAATGGTTGGTTTACAAATTGCAAAATTTGCATCAAAAGCAGTTGTTCGTATAGGCACAATTGGTAAAGCAATTAGAGCACTATTTAAAGGCGAAAATATTAATGAAGTTTTAGCCGATATGGATATTTTATTACAGGGTGTAGATGATAAGTTTGACTCAATGATTGAAGCATTAGACCCATTAGGTGAAAGTATTTTAGAAAAAATATCGTCTGCAGTTGGTAGTTTAATGGATGAATTTAAACAAGTAGGTGTAGGTATAGGTGGCACAATAGCTAAAGGTGTAGTTGAAGGAGTTAAAAAAACTATTGTAGCATCCGAGAATTTGTTTCCAATTGTAAATAAAGCATTTACTAATTTAGCTTTGTCTAGCAAAAATACTTGGGATTCTATTAACGCAGGGATTGATGCTACTAATGCAAAAATTACTGAGTTTGACCAAAAATTTGCTGCTTCTGCAAAAGCCACACAAAATAATGCAATGGCAATGCAAGCAGTAATGAATGCTTTTGCTATGCAAGTTGCTAATGCTTTTGCAGGTGGTACTGCTTCAGTAGGACAATTTGCTTCACAAGTTATGGGAATAATCGGAGATTTATTAATACAATTAGGAACATTTGCAATTTTAGGTTCTAATTTAATGGAAGCTGCATTAATTCCAATAGTTGGTGCGGCTGCAGGTTTAGCTGCTATAGCAGTAGGTGGTGCAATGAAAGGTTTAGCACAAAAATTTATGAGTGAAGGAGTTCAAACTTTTGCAACGGGTGGAATTATAAGTGGACCAACATTAGGTCTTATGGGGGAATATTCAGGTGCAAGACACAATCCTGAAGTTGTAGCACCATTAGATAAATTAAAAAGTATGATAGGTTCAAATGGTTCTCAAAACTTATCAGGTGAGTTTGTAGTTAGAGGACAAGATTTAGTTGTAGCATTACAAAGAGCAGAAAGAAACCGAAACAGATTTAAATAATGGCTTACGGAGTTAAATATGAACTTGATTTCTCTGATGTAAAAGGTAATCAAAGAAGTTTACAGATACTAAAAAAAAATTATGTTGGTGATGTAAATCCAATTGTTGGTACTGCTAATCCTGTGATTATTAAATACACTAATGATGATGATTTTTATAATCCAATTATTGGTTCTTCTTGTATAGTAAATTTAAAAACTACAGATACAATTTCTTATGATGAGTTTATAAACTTCGATGAAAGAGAATATAAAATAAGAGTTAATATTGGTGTTGAAGATGAAGCAGCAGATATTGATTCACCACTTTGGCAAGTTGCAGATACAAATTGGCAAGAAACAGATTACAATTGGGCAGCAGGAACAATATTTCAAGTTTATTGGGAAGGGTTTTTAGTTTCAGATACTTTTACAGAAGCGATACAATCTAAACCATTTGATATTAGTTTACGAGCAATTGATAATTTAGGAACTCTTGATTCGTTTTTAATACCTGATGGAAGAATTAATACAAATGCAGATGGTTCAATAAAAGTAGCAGCAGGTGAACAAAATTTATTAGATTCTGCTTTTTATTATATTCATAAAATATTAAATTTTACAGGTCTTGATTTTGATATATTTATACAAAACAACATCAGGAAAATAGCTCCAACAGGAGTTGTAGAAACACAAGGCAATAATTTATTTCAAGATATATTAATTAATGAATTTGCTCTACAAGAAAACTTTTCAAAATTATCATCTAAAGTAGTTTTAGAAAATATATTAAGATTAACAAATTCAAGAATTTATCAAGCCAATGCAAGTTGGTATATTGTTTCAAATAGTAATTATTATGATTCTAGTATTTCAGGTGCTTTCATAAGTACAGAAACCGAACAAGACGACACAGTATTTAATCCAGATGTTACGATACTTTCTATTGGCAGTCCAACAGACACAAGTGGACAACTTAGAGGATTAATTACTAGTGATAAAGGTTTAGAAATTATAGAAAGAGGATTTTATTTCGGAACAAACCCAACTATATTAGCAAATCCAAAAATTGAATCAACTGATACATCAACAACTTTTACTTCTACACAAACAAATTTAACGACTGGTGTTACATATTATGTTATGGCATATGCTAAAAATAATACAACATCAGAAGGGAAAAGTGGGGTAATAGAATATATACCGGGTAATACAACTACACAACCACCTGACCCAGTATCACCCACATTAACATCAATACAACCAAATGGTTATAATGTAACAAATACATCTATTCCTTGTG